CGGTAGGACCGTTCAGCCGCGTTGAACCGCTTCGCCGTGTCGGCGGTGAGCTTGGGCGGCGCGGAGCCCGCCACTGAGGCCGCCGACGATGGCGCCTTGGCCTGCCCGCCGGCGGCCGTGTAGTTGTTGATGGCGAGCGTGGTGGCGTCCCCGCCGCCAGACCCGGCCCACTTGGTCCAGGCGGTCGAGGCGAGCCCGCCCGTAAACGTGTCGGCCGCTCCGAGTGCCGCTCCTCCTGCGATGCCGCCCCACGACGCGCCACGCTGCGACGCCTTGTAGGCGCCAGCGCCAGCGCCAACGAGAGCCGCGAGGGCGGTGAGCGGCAGCGCAGCCTTCGAGACGATCGCGGCGAGCTTCGGCGCCGCCCGGCCGATGAGAGTCGGCGCGGCGAGCGCGACGGTTGCCGGCGCGGCCCCCTTCGCAGCGGCTCCGGCGGCTTCAAGGTTCCCGGCGCCCTGCGCCTTTGCGGCGTTCCAGCCCATCACGCCATGCGTCACTGCGGAGGTCGCAAACATTGCCGGCGTGGCGACCGCGAGCCCATACATCGCCTTGTTGCCGAAGCCCTGCAATTGCTTGAGGCCGGTCATCGTGTCTTTGGTCGCGATGGCGGCTTTCGCAGCGGTCTTGCGGACGGCGCGGCTCTTGGTCCCGGTGGCGACCTGGCGGGCGTCGGTGACACCGCCGCTCGCCTCGGCGAAGTCCTTGAGTGTCGCTTGGCTGTGAGCCTTGGAGACCGGCAGGACGCCGATACGCTGCACCTGAGATTTGGCGTCCAGAGAAACGGCGATCGTTTCTCCATAGGGCAGTCGTCTGATGACGCCATCGTGCCCTTTGGCGCGCGCCTGTTTCACGATTTTATCGAAGCCGAGAGACGTGCCTTTCCACGACCTCGGGTTACCCTTCTGGACGTAGTCCTCGACCAGCGGATTGTTAAAGGTGACCTTCGCCGCTTCGACGACGCCTCTGGGGCCAGCGTAGGGCTGGGCCCGCGTGATGTCCGTCGTGTAGAAGCGGCCGCCAGGAATGAACTCTTTCCCTTTGGGCGCGGGCCCAGCCGACTTTGCCCCTCGATAGCCGACAATCGTGACCGGCTTGACCTTCTCGCCGCCAGACGGGGCCGCAGAGGCGGTCGCTGTCGAGCGTGCCGCCTTCCCCTTCGCAGTCACTTCCTTGCGCTGGTCACGCGCCATCTGTGACATGGCGACGTTCTTGACGTCGGTCGCGACGACAGCCGAGGCATCACCCGTCGACCGCGGCGGGGCTTGGCGCGTCTGAGCCCGGCGCGCGGCACGGCCGGCATGCCTCACCTCGACGCGCTGATCCTTTGCCAGTTGTCCGACGGCGACGTTCTTGATGTCGATGTGGGCGGTCGTTCCCGCAGCGGCCTGGACGACCTGCTCGACTGGCGATGGACCGGGCCGCGCCGTTCGCTGCTGAGCCTTGGCGCTCATGCTCCGGACCTGCTTGGCGACAGTCGGACGCGCGCCCTCTTTCGGCGCCGGCGAGTGCGCCGCTGTCCGTGGTGAGGTCTTGCGTGGTGTCCCGGTCGCCCGTCCCATGGCTCAGTACGGCCTCCGGTCTTTCGGCGGCACGTAGCCGGGAGCCTGAGTCGGGTCTCCTCCGTAGGGGAGGTTGACGGCTCCGCGAGCCTGAGCGGCCGCGATGCGCGCCTCGGGGCTCCACCCGGAGCGCTCACCGGTCGCCTGAGGCTGACCCTGGCCCATGTGGTCGTAGTTCGCGTCGGCCTTGGCGAAGGTCTGCGCCTGGCCGGCGGAGACGCGTCCCTGAGTCGGCCCGCCAAACACGGCGTCATAGGCTCGCTCGCCGAGTCCGCGGCCGTCCTTCATCAGGCCGGTGCCGGCGCCGATCCCGGTGACGATCGCGGTCGGGTCGAGCGAGCGCAGAGCGCCGCGCGCGGCCCCGCGGACAGCGTTGCTGTCCTCCTTCGCGCCCTGATAGGCGCCCCATACCGCCATGGCTGGCGCAGCCGCCTTGCCGGCCACCTTGAGGGCAGCACCAGCCGCTTTAGCGCCGGCCCCGAGAAGTCCTGTCGCGCCGACAAATCCTTCGGCGGCATTCGTCCCCAGGACGCGACCCAACCCTGGATTGCGAGGCACCCACGCGTCATGAGCGCGCTGGGCCACGCCGAGCAATCCGTCTCCCGCTTTTGACAGCGCGTTGCCGATCGGCTTGGCGCCGAGCATCAGCGCGCCCGGAGTTGCCGCGAGAGCGCCCGCGCCCATCGCCTCGCCGGTGGACTTGCCTTCCTGCTTCGCCTTGTTGAACGCCTGCGCTGCGGCGACGCCCGTTCCGACGACGGCGAGCCCGGTGTTGACCTGTCCCCATGACGGCAGGCGCGATCCGCTCGACTGAGCGGGCGGGGCCGGAGGAGCAGGGGGCTTCATCCCCATGGCGGAGTCGTTGGTGACGCCCTTCGGCGGATACGTCGGCATCTGCGATGCGACCATCGCTCCGCCCAGTCCGTGGCTCTTCACCAGAGCGAGCTTCTGCTGCTCGGTGAGTGTGCCGGGCGGCTGGCCCGGGCCGGGGCGGACCACGTCTTTGAGTGTGGGCGGTGTCGCTCCGATCTTGTTCCAATGCTCTCGTGGTCCTGGTGGAGTCGCGGGAGGCTTCGGAGCGTTCCGACGCGCGGCATCACTCGCCGCCTGCGCAGCGTTCACCTTGTCGATGAAGGATGAACCCGTGCTGGCGTGGTCGGCGGATGGGTTGCGGGCTAGGCCTTTGTTTAAGCTCCCTTGGTAGCCCCACTTCATGGACTCGGATTTTGAGAGCATTCGCTTGATTGACATGCTTTTCGGCGGTTCACGTCCGCCATGAGCCGCTTTGTAGGCGTCGACCGCTGCCTGCCGCTTCGCCGAAGATGCCTTTGCAGGCTTTGCCTGGGATGTGGACTTCACCTTCGCGAAATCCGCGCCAAACGTCTGCTTCTGGTTCCCATAGACGCTGCCATCGACCTCGGAGCGGAAGATCACGCCGCCCTTCTTGATGGTCTGCATCTCGCCCCAGGGCGCCTTGATCTGGACGTCCTCCTTGACGCGCACCGCGCGCCCGGTGCTGCGCGACCGGTATTCGCCCGGCTTGGAGGGGTCCCTCTCGTAGAGCTTGTCCCACTTCTCCGAGGAGACGACGTAACTGTCGCCTGGCGAGCGCGTAACGATGCGGTCTCCCGCCTTCGCGGTCCGCTTCGTCTCGACGAACGACCCACCCTTGCCGTCCGGTTGGCGCGTGACGATCTCCTCGCCGCCCTTCGCAACGGCGACCTGAGACTCGCTCAACCGCGCCGTCTTGCGATAGAGCGGGGCCTTTGAGAAATCGAAGTCGTTTGGCGTGACCACGCGCGGTGCCGCCGCATTGCCTCCGAACGGCCGCTCCCCTCGCGCCACCCGCGCGAACCTCTCCGCCGCCCGGCGCTTCGGACCGCCATCGGACCCTCCTGCCTCGGTGCGGTTCGCAGCGCGGGCCGCCATGCCCGACGCGACCGCGGCCCGCTTCTGACCGGTCGGCGCATCGGACGCCACCTTCGGACCGTTGTTCGCCGAGAGCGCTTCGAGCAACTGCCCGCCGGAGAACGAGCGCGCCGTGCTGGCGATGGTCTTCTTGGCCCGCATGTCGGCTGCCCTCTTGTAGATCTGACGCTCGACGATGCGTGTCGCCTCAGCCTCAGTCTTGCCGGGCTGAGGCTTATTGGCCTTGTTCCAGGCGGCGACGGCGGTCGGGCCCTTGGCCTTCACATCGCGCGGCGCGGTCCGCACGTTCGACGCCGGCCTCGCCTCGCGGATTACCGCGTTGCCCACCTCGTCGTAGCGTGTGGACTTCGCCATCAGCGTAGGTTCTCCAGCTTGTAGACCGTGCGGTGGTAGAGCGCGGCGAGTTCGTCGATCAGGTTCTCGACTGCGTCACACCCGCGACTGACCTGCTTCTTGTTGGCCTCGATCCACTCCGCCTCTGCGGAGAGGTGCTTGGCGATGTCGCTGACCTTCCACGGCAGCGCTGGCACGGCGAACGGGTCGATCAGTCCGAACTTGCCCTGGTAGACCTCGACGATCTCGTCGATCGCCTCAATGAGATCCTCGTAGAACGAGCCCAGCGCCATGTGCGTCGCGTAGCTCTTGGTCGCGAAGTGCGCCAAGTGCGCCGCGCTGCGGGTCGCGAAGACTCGTCCGACGAGGCCCTCGATCATCACTTCTTGGCCTTCCCGCCCTTCTTCGCGGCCGGCGCGGGCGCCGCCTTGGTTGCGGGTGCTGGCGCTTGGGCCTTGTTCTCCATCGGGGGCTTGTGCACATCGCTCTCCTGTTCGGCTGAGGCTTCTTCGGCTTCGGGCTGCGCGCCGTGCGCGCGCTCCACCGCTTCCATCACGTCCTGCTCGGACATCGGATCGGCGAGTCCCTTCTCCACCGCGAACGCGGCGAGCTTCTCGTCGGCGAAGCACACGATCGAGCCTTCTTCGACGACGACCGGCGCAGCGCGCGGCTCCTCGGGATCCTTGATCGTCGGCTCGCTCGGGATGTGCGCGTTGAGGAAGTAGGTGGCGTCATCCTCGCGCGAGAACCCGATCACGAGTCCAGGCTCAACGACGAGCGATTGGTGATCGACGGACCACACGGCCTTGACCAGCGCGCGGATCAGGAACGTGGTGCCGAAACTCGGCCAGTGTCCCGGCGCCTTGGCGCGCACGAAGTGATACGGCATGCAAAGCCCCCTCACTGGAAGATCGGGTCGAGGCCGCAGCAGAGCGCCGCGGCCTCGCTCACATCATCAGGTCTCGATGCTCGACTGCCAGACCGGCTTGTGCATCGGGTGGCCCTGGAGGGTGATGATTTCGATCGGCGTGCCCGACGAGTGCGTGCCGCCGAACTCCAGGCGCAGGCGGCAGTACCGCTTCTTGCCTCGGTAGCCGACGAGGTTGTAGACGGTGTCGGCAGCGGCCTTGGCGGCCGTGTACGACTTCACGATGCCACTGCCGGCCGTGCCGTAGGTGAGCCCGTAGGGCAGGATCAGGTCATCGGCGACGACCTCGTTCCAGGCCGAGTTGTCATCCGACTCCTGGATGACGATGTCGAGGCGGTTGGTCGAGGTGAAGGTGATGCCGCCGATGCCGACGTACCAGCCGAGGGTCACGGACTTGTAGAGTTGCGTGTCGACAGCCGGGCCGTTGGCGTCCGCGTCGAGGGTGGCGAGCACCGTGCCCACGGGCATGCGGATGTTGCTCACCAGATCGTAGTCTGCGCTCATTTCGAGTCACTCCGAAGGATGGGGTTCGTGCGTGCGGCTGCGGCGGGCCCGAAGGCCCNTCGCCGTCACGTCAGGATCAGGCCTTGATCCGCATGATCTTGAAGGCTTCCGGCATGATCACGCGACCGGTGAGGTATCGCCGGAAGGTCCACTCGGTGATCGCCTGGCGCTTCTTCGTCAGGTCGTCGCGGATGACCGAGATACCCATGAGGTCGAAAATCTCGTAGCCGCGGCGCATGTCGCCGAAGATGATCGGCTTGGCGCCGGCGCCCGTCTGCGCGTCGGCCATGTTGATCATGTCCGACGAATACGGGAAGCCCCAGATCGTGGCCGGAGTCTCGCCCGCGACCGGAGACCAGATCGGCACGCCGATCGACGACTTGATCTGCCACATCTTCGCGAGCGTGCGCCGGTTGAAGAACCACATTGGCATCTGGCCGCGCTTGAGCTTGCCGGCGATATTGGCCATGTCGAGGAAGTCGACCTCGCCGGTGGTGGCGGTGTCCACGACCTCGATACGGGTATCGCTGATGATGCCCTGCGGCCCCTTCACGCCGAGGCCGGTGAGGAAGTTCTGGCCCTCGTTGAGGCCGAACGACTCGCCGACGTCGCTGGCGATCTCGCGCTCCAGATCGAAGGCAGACGAGATCATCATGTCGAGCGTGGCCGGCACGGTGACCGACTGGCGGTAGAGCGTGACCTGCTCGCTGCCGTAGGTCGACTCGGACGTGTCGTCCTGCTCCGCCTCACCCTCAAACGAGGCGACGAGGAGCGCGAGACGACGCGGCACGTCCATGGTCTTGGACGGCGCCACGCGGTTGCGGGCGTACAGCCGGACCGGGCTGATCTCGGTGATGTTCTTGCGGATCTCGTTGTCCATGATCTGCGGGATCAGGTACGCGCCCTGCGTCTCCGAGTCGGTGCGCAGCGTCTTGAGATCTAGGTCCGTGTTCATGTGCTTCTTCGGATGGTAGGCAAGCCACCCGAAGAAATTCTTGTACTCGTCGGACGAGCGAGCGATCTGCGGATCGTCGCCGGTCTTGCCCTTGTTCTGGATCAGCAGTTCGAGCTGCTCCACCCGCTGCTTATAGCCGGTCGAGTCCTTCTTGAAGTCGGCGAGTTCGGTCTCGGCCTTGGCGACCGCGGCCTTGAGTTCGGCCTCGACGCGCTCCTTCTCAGCCCACTTCTTGGTGACGCTGTCGGCGAAGTCCTGGTACTTGCCCATGAAGTCGAGGACGTTCTTCTTGGTGTCCTCGGGCAAGATGCCCTTCTTGACGCCGTCGATGTCGCTCTGGAGCGTGGCGAGGGCGTCCTTGACGTCCTTCGCCATCTTGGCGGGATCCGGGATGTCGTTCATTGCTCTCTCGGGGATGTTGTCAGCCGGACTTGCGCGCGACAACGGAGGACAGTGCCTCGCTGATGGCGCTGAGGAGCTTCACTGCATCCTCGGGGGCCGCAGCATCCCGCTGCGGATGATCTCGGCCAGCATCCCGCTGGCCTGCTGTCGACAGTCGTGTGGCGAGCTTCCTGCTGAGACCGATCCCGCGCAGACGAGCTTCCCGCTCGCCCAGATCGAGGGCATCGAACTCCTCAACGGAAAGAGACTTGCGAGGGCTCTCCATCGAGAGCGAGGCGTAATACCTGTCGAGGTGATCCTGTACGACCTCGACCGCCTGCTCTGAGAGATCAACTCCGCCCCGAGCGCCACACAGCGCCGCTGACGCCTTGAACAAAGCCACAGGATTCGCGACGAGTCGAGAGGTTTTCTCATCCACGTCGGCGATCAGCAGGCGCGGGTCCCACTGATCGATGCCCTTCTCGTCATCGGCGAACAGGAACGCCTGACGGACCTCGGCGCTGCCGGCGAAGTGCTTCTTCACGCGCTCCAGCGCGGCCGCCGCGTCCCACGACTTCGCCTCGCGCGCGATCGGGAGATCAGCGAACGGCACGACGCCCTTCACCGTCTCGACCGCAGCGAGCGGATTCATCGGCATGTTGACGATGCTGATCTCGTAGAGCCGGATCTGCTTCAGCAGCCGCGCGC